TCTCGTCGGCCGCGGCCGTCCCGAGCGCGAGCGCCAACACAAACGCCGCGAGCTTCATCAGAGATCGAGCTCCTCGTCGTCCTCCTCGTCCTCGTCGTCCTCCTCCGCGGAAGCGATCGCGTCGGCTTCGGCGTCGGAGATCCCCGGATTAGGATCGGGCTCCTCCCGAGCCTCGACGTCGAGGATCTCGTAGTCCCCGATCTCCTTCCGGATTGCCGCGATCGTCTCGACGACCCCGAGATGCTGATCCCGGCCTGAGAGCTTCGCGATCATGCGCTCCTCGATGTCGCTGAGGAAGTCGTCGACCTTTCGGCCTCTTGCGATTGACATAGATCCCTCCTGAGCTTGGCCGCGACGATCGACGCGAGCGTCTCCGTCGATCCCGCGGAGCCTGACTTGTAGACCATCAGCCGCCGACGACCACAGCGCCGGCATTTCGATTCGAGCGTCCGGAAGTCACCCGGCCGGACCTCCCACGAACTCCAGCGGTGGACCCCGAGCCGGCAAAGCCTCGACCTCGGCCTCCCTCGCGGGATCGCCTCCCGGACCATTTCGAGCGACCCGAGAAACCTCGTCACCCTGGCCGCGAGTCGGATCCTGACCGACGGCCGCTCCCCTTCGGCCTCCGTTTTCATTGTCTCCGCTCCTCCCTGATCGACTCCTGCATCTGACGCCGGCGCTCCTCCTGCGCGCGCGAGACCTCGTCGCGACCCTCCCGACGGTCCTCCTCTTGAGCCTCCGCGAGCTCCCGATCGAGCTCGGCCACCTTCGTCCAGAGATCCGCGTCGCCGTGCTCGATCGCTCGATCCAGCGCGCGCGAGACCTCGTCGACCTCCTCCCCGTATTGCCGGCGGCGCGCCGCCCAGTACGGCCATTCCCAATAGCCGCCGACGATCGTGATCGCTTCGACCTCCCTTGTCGAGATCCAATCAGTAGAGAGCCGGCCGGGATCGCCGCCCTCCGGGTAGCCGACGACGTACCACGGACCGCCGTTTTCGGTGATCTCGTTCGGCGTCGGACCGTAGAGCGCCGGCGAAGTCGGATGTAGGCGCCGGCCGTCCTTGAGCTCGATGATCGAGCGGAAGGTCAGAACGACGTCCTGAGCCCGGATCTCGACGGAGCGCTCTCCGAGCTCCTCGTCGATCCAGCGGAGCCGGACCGTCGCCCCGTCGTCGTACATTCTCATCGTCGAGAGCGAGACCTCTCTCATTGAGCCCTCCTCTCCGCGAGGATCTCGTCGGCGATTGCCGGCGAGATGTACGGCCAATCCCAAACCGACGACTTCTCCCGACACTCGTCCGCGAGATCGTCGGGAGAGCCCGTCGCGATCGGCGTCGAGAACGGGACGCCGGCCTCGGCGTACTCGAAGAGCGACGCCCAGGAGCACATCGGATAGCGCTCCATCCGGCAAAGCCAGCGGAAGGCGTAGACGTCGGACCTCGCGCCCGTCAGTTGCCAGAGCTTCGTCAGCCCGTAGTCGAGCGCGTGAGCACCGATCTTGAGGTAGCCGTAGGACTTCCCGAGGAGCCGCTCGCAAGCAGCGACGATCTTCTCCCGGTGTCGGTCGGTGACGAGCCGGTTACGCGCGATCGCGATCGAGTACTTCCGCGCGTCCCCGTAGGCGCCCAGGAGCCGCCGATATTGAAAGCCTCCGCTCCCGAGCGCCTCCGCGAGAACGTAATCGACGATCGGCCCCTGATCGGCCGGACGGACGGAGATCTCGATCCCGTCCGCGTCCCTGAGCGTGATCCCCTGATCGACGGTCCGCTTCAGGAACCTCGTCTCGTCGATCCTCCGAAGGAGCTCGATGTCCTGATCGGTCAGCCGGACGTCGGAGATCATCGCGGCCTCCGTCGCGCGGAGCTCGCGGACGACGGTCGCGACATGATTGACGACGGTCGGCCTCTTGTCCTTGCGCGTGAACGTCCCGACCCGGATCAGGAAGGCGCCGATCCACTCCCAAACGGGACCGACGATCTCCCGCCGGACGAAGGTCTGATCGCCGACGAGGAGCCGAGGGAGATCGCGGATCGAGAGCCGGCCGGCGCGCGCGAGCTCGATGATCGCCGCGAGATCCGGGAGATCCGGGACGGTGAACGCGAGCCGGTAGCGGTCAGCGGTCCCCGTCGTGCTCGTCGAGGAGACGTCGCCGGCGGCGTAGAGCCCGGCGTAGCTCCTCGGAGCGAAGGGATCCGGCCTCCACTTCCGGCCGAGAGCGAGAAACATCGACATTGAATCCTCCCCTCTTAGCGACGATCGCGATCGGGATCGGAGCCCGGATCCGGCCCGGCGGCGCGGGATCCCTCCCGTCCGGCCGGATCTCCGGGAATCCGAGCTCCAAATATCGCCTGTGAGCGACGATCTCCTCCGACCCCGACCCTAGAGTCGGGGATCTCAGCCCTTGTAACGGTCGACATAGCCGCGCGGCCTGATCCTCGGCAGCGCCGGCCCGGATCGCTCTCGCGGCTCCTCCTCGGGGACGTCGACCGGACGGGAGAGAGCGGCCGCTCGCTCGGGGAGACTCCGGACGAACGCCGGCCCGAGGATGTAGAGAGCCGCGAGACAGTAGACTTCGAGATCGAGCGCCTCGTTACGATCGCGGAGCTTGTGCCAGACTCGGACGGTCCCCTTGTTCCGGCGCCACTCCGACGTCGCCTTCTCCGCGGTGAGTTGCTCGAAGTATTCCGCGTCGATGATGTCCTCGGGGAAGTGACAGTAGCCGGCGCCCGGCTCCGAGATCCGGAGCCGCGAGTAGACCATCGCCTTCCCGGTGTCGACGCAGAGCGTGAAGAGCTTGACCCGGTAACGGTTGTTGACGCTCGGCCGGCCGACGAGCGGACGACCGCGCTCGCTCCCGCCGCGGATCGCGAAGATCCTCCGCTTGAGCCGGCGCGCGCAGAACTTGTAGACCTCGTCTGTGTGATGTCCTCCTGAGTCGACGGCGACGCAAGCGATCGCGACCTCCCTCCCGGATTCGTGTTTGTATCTCCCGAGCAGGAACTGATCGAGATCGCTCCAGAGCGTCTCCGTCGAGGGATCGCCGTGCAGGATCGCGTAGTCGATCAGCCAGGACTCCTCGCCGGCGCCGTAGCCTTTGACCTTGCACTCCAGACGATCGTCCTGGACATCGACCGCCGCGACGAGAACGCCGACGCCCTCCGGGACCGGCGCCGGATACTTCTCGACGCGCGCGAGGAGCGAGTCCGGATCGACGGAGTCTCCCTCCTCCTCGAAGGTCACCCCGAGGACGGTATTCCGAAACGCCTTGAGCTTCATCTTGTCGGAGTAGGCTTCGAGCCACTCCTCGACGGCCGCGGTCCAAGAGAACCAGCCGAAGGGAGAGTAGAGACTCGCAAGGTGAAAGCCGACCCGACCGCGCATCCCCTCGGCCGTCGGGATCCACTTCCCGCGCGGGAGCATCTCCAGCTTGTAGCGCTCCTCGATCAGCGTCCCGCACGCGACGCACGCGAGCGCGACGCTCTCGGGGATCAGCTTGTGATTCTCCGTCTCGAAGCGGATATTCTCCCACCGGATTGTGTCGTAGTGATCGCAGAAGGGACAAGGGACGTTGAAGTAGCGCTGATCGGTCTTCTCGAACTCGCGCCAGATCCGCGAGAGATCCTTGACGGTCGGCGTCCCGACGAGGAGCTCCTTCCGTCTCGCGAAGTTAGGTCCGGACATTCGCTTCTCGGCGAGCGCGATCGGGTCACCCTGGCCGTCGACGTCGCCCGGATACTCGTCGATCTCGTCGGCGAAGAGATAGCGGATCGGCATCGACTTGACGCCGGTTGCGGAGTTAGAGCCGACGAGCATCAGGACGCCGCCGGGGAAGTCTTTGAGAAGCCGGGTGTTCCCTCCCTCGCGAGAGCGCGCCGGCGCGACGAGCTTCGAGAGCACCGGCGTCGCCTCGAACATAGGATCCAAGCGCTGAAGGCTGAAGCGCCGAGCCTCCTCGACGGTCGGACGAAGGACGAGAATCCCTCCCGGCGACAGGTGAATCAGGAAGCCGAGCCAGTTGTTGCCGGCCTCCGTCCCGCCGATCTGCGAGCCCTTCACAAAGACGACGACGCGCGAGTCGGACCGCGGCCCGAGCTCGTCCATGATCTCGCGAAGATACGGCGTCGTCTCCGTCGACCAGCGCGGCGCGTCGTGGCCGGCCTTCGTCCCGATGAATCTGTACCGATCGGCCCAATCGGAGACGGAGATCCGCGGCTCCGGAAGCCAGCCGGCGCGATAGCTCGGCATGTAGACGTCAGATCCGCTCTGCAGGTTCATCCTTCGAGAGCTCCTTGCAGACGTCCTCGATCTCGTCGAGAAGTAAACGCTCGATCTCGTCGGCGCCCTCCGCGGCCGCGAGGACGGGAGCGATCCGCGCGGGAATCCCGAGGAGCTTGTCGCGCGCTGTCCGCGCGGCCGAGAACGCCGCGAGCTTGACTTCGTCGGTCCGGACGAGGATCCCGAGCCGCTCGTCGAGGTCGAGCTTCGCGAGCTGTGCCTTCGCCGCTTCCCTCGCGGCGCGCGCCCGAGAGTAGCCGGTCGAGCCTCCGCGAGCGCGCCCGTCCCCGTTCCCGCCGTCGAGCTCCATCGGGATCTCGGGACCGTCGGCCGGCCGGCGTCGAGTCGGCGCTCCGATCACACTGTTCCGCGGCTTGCTCGGGTCGGTGTTCTGTTCCCACTCTCGATCTGCGATCGCCGGGTCGATCTTCCCGTCGACGGACGAGATCCGGCCGTCCCTGATCGCGCGCTGGACCGTCGTGTGAGCGACGCCCCGGCGCCGAGCGTATTCTCGTTGAGAGACGAGAGCGGACACCCGATCCTCCGATCACGCGAGCCCGAGAAACGCCCCGAGCTTCCAGAGCCCGAGCGCGAGGAGCCCGAGGAAGATCGCGGTCCCGAGGATGTTCCCCCAATCGACGCGATCGGGCTCCGGACGGTAGATCTCCTCGATTCGGAAGCGCGGCTCGGCGACGGAGACGATCGTCCCCGGCGCCTGACCCTCGATCGCCTTGAGGTCGATCCCGGACGGTAGACAAACGAACTCGCCGGCGCGCGGCGGGAGTGTCGGCGGGATCATTGCTCGCTCCAATCGACCCGATCCGGCTCGCGCCGCAACCGGCCCGGACGGAAGTCGCCGGCGACGGAGTCGACGAGCGCGACGCGACCCTCGACCGCGGCGTAGTAGTAGCGGACGGCGCGCGGCGTCATAGGATCGTCGCGGAGCCGGGTCACCAGGACGTCGAGCCGGAGCCGGCCGTCGCCCTCGAGTACTGCCTCCGCGAGCTCGCGGACGACGAACTCGCGCCGCTCCGGGAGCTCGGACACTACGGCGAACGCCTTGACCGCGATCGCCACGACCACCAGGACGACGGCCGCGATCGCCGCGATCGCCGCGATCGTCCACTTCTCAGCCCTCGACATCTTCGCCTCCCTCCTCCCGCTCGCGCGCGAGCTCGATCCGGCGCGATCCTCGACGGCGGTCGAGGAGAAGCCGGAGCTTCGGGAATCGTAGGAGCTTGAGGAACTCGTCGACGTCGCGCCCCCACCAGTACTCGAACTCGTCCAGCGTAGCCGGCGCGACGTACATCGAGCCGGCCGCGGACGTCCGAAGGATCAGCCGGACCCCGTCGCGGTCGGAGCGGCGCCACCTGTAGCCGACATGATCGCGCGCGAGATCCGGCGCCTCGACCGGCGCGAACTTCATCGGATAGGATTTCACCCTGACCTTGTAGCCCTCCGCGCGGAGCTCGACCTGTAGCTTGACGGATTCGCGGATCCGGTAGTAAAACTCCTCCGGCGTCCCGGTGTGATTGAACAGGACGAAGCTTCGGAACTCCGGGACGCCGCGCTCGGCCATCATCCGGACCGCGCGCTGATAGTGGCCGTCCTCCTGCATCCCGTCGAAAGCGAACCGAAGATACGGCGTCGGGAGCCGGCCGAGAAGATCGGCCTTCCGCTCCGTGAGGAGTCGAGCGTCGAGCCCTTGATTAAAGTCGACGATCGAGATCCCTCGCTCCTCGACGACCTCCTCGACCCGTCGGACGAGACGCTCGAAGCGCTTGACCGGCATCGCGAGCACATTGTTGTCGTAGAAGCGGAGCTCCTCGACGTCCTCCGGGACG